AAAACTTTGTATTCACAGACGAAAGTTCTACACAAGGTGCAACTACAATAGGTACTCCTATGGAGTTCTTAGCTGGCGAAGGAATTAATACAGTTGCTTCAGGACAAACACTTACTATTCAAGGTGAATTAGCAAGTACATCAAACATTGGTGTTGCTTCATTTACTAATTCTAATTTTACAGTTACATCTGGTGATGTGGCTATTACAACAGTTGACGGAGGTTCATTCTAATGAAACTATGGAACAAATTTATTAATTTTTGGATTACAGGTATGCCTGGATTTGAAAAACCTTTATTGTTAAAAGATGAAGTTAAAACAGATTTAAAACATTTAAGAACACAAACAAAATCAGAGTTAGAAAAACTAGGCAGAAAAATTGGTGTCGAGTTAGATAAAAGACTTACAAAAGAAAAACTTATTAAACAGATTAGAAAACACAGTAAATAATGTCAACAGTAATACAGATAAAAAGAAGTGAAACGGCATTATCCGTACCATCAGCGGGGTCATTAGCGGCCGGCGAGTTGGCAATGAATATTACAGATGGTAAGTTTTATACTAAAACATCTGCTGGCGTAGTAAAAGAAGTTGGTGGTGCAGGTTCGGCTACTTTACAAGATATTACGACTAATGGTAATGTAACAATTACAGATATTGTTTTAGACCAAGGTGCCAATCTAGTTTTTGAAGGTAATTTAGCAAACTCTTATGAAACATTTTTAAATGTTGCAGAGCCAACAGCAGATAGAACAATAACTTTACCTGACCAATCAGGTGCTTTAGCGATGGACGGTGACGCTTTGGCATATTCAATCGTATTCGGAGGATAATATAAGTGGCAAGTACATTTAAGAATTTTGGATTAGATGTCGGAGTTTTAGATGACTCAACAGGTAATATGTACACAGCTGGTGGTTCTGTATCTGCTGTAGTTCACGCATTATATATTTCAAATAAAAGTTCAACTAATATTGCTAATGTAAATATTAAAGTCACAACAGATGGTGGTTCTACTTTCTTTCATGTAGGTAAAAGTTTAGAAGTAGATGTAAACAATACTTTAGTTTTAGATAAACCTATAAATTTGGAAGCTAATGATATATTAAGAGTTTATGCAGACCCCAATCCAGACAGTTCGTCTGTAGATGTTGAAGCGTTTGCAAGTATATTGGAGATTAGTTAATGGCTATTAATAATCAGGTTGTTAATACAAATGGCCGAGGTTCAAATGCTTATAGTAATACTTTTCATGGTTTAAGAAGAACAGTAGATGGTAAATTATACTATACATTAAGAGATAAAAATGTAGGCACTTTTAGTAATGATGGTGGCACTACAGAATTATCTAGTGATGATACTTTTGTTGCAGTTGTAGAACAGTATATCGCAGGTAAAACTCAAACTTTTGCAGGTGACGGTGCTGATACAACTTTTACAATCTCAGACACAGGAAGAGAAGCTGACCATTTAGCCGTATTTGTTGATAGAGTGAGAATGATAGTAACAACAGATTATACATTATCAGGAACAACCTTGACTTTTGTTAGAGCTCCTCACAATGCAGCTGAAATATATGTACAAGTAATAGATAAAGAATATAAAAACGAATCAACAGACACCTATCAACAATACAAGTTTGAAAGTGGTAGAAACCACTACAAGCTAAATAGTGATGGTAAGTTAGTTAGAGTAGAAAATAAAAAAATGCCGATTGATGAAACAAACTTTCCAGATGATGTATTGGATAGTGAATTTGGTAATTATAACGGAAGTGCAATTGTTAACTCAACTACTTGGTCGGTGTAGTATAAATATATGGAACTAATAAGGTAAAAAAATGGCAGATTTTGTACTAGGAAGATTAAAATTTAAATGGCGTGGTGATTGGGCTGCTTCAACAGCTTACTTAATTGATGATATTGTTAAGTATGGTGGTAACACTTATGTTGTTTTAACAAATCACACATCTCAAGCCGCAACTGCCGATTTCTACACAGATTTAACAGCTGCAAAATACTCATTACACTCAGAAAGTTTATTTTTCAAAGGTGATTGGGCTGGTTCAACATTTTATAAACTAAACGATTTAGCTAAAAATGGTGCATTTCAGTATCGTTGTATTTTACAACATACATCAGCTTCAACTTTTGCAATTGGTTCAAACTGGCAAGTATTTACAGAGGGTTTACAATTTGAAGATAGTTATGATGCAAGTACAACTTACCAAGATGGTGATGTTGTAACTTATGGTGGTTATACTTATGTTTATGTAAACGCAACTCCAGCTTCAGGACAAACTCCTACAGACAATTCTTATTGGGATGTAGTAACAACAGGTTTTAATACTACAGGAAACTATGCACACGGAACAGCTTACAAAACAGGTGATGTAGTTAAATATGGTGGTAATGCATATGTGGCTGTTGCTAATGCTACAAACCAATATCCTACAGATACAGACGGTGTAACTGAACAAACATATTGGAATTTAATTGTAACAGGATTTGACTACCAAACTGGTGGTTATGATTCGGCTTCAACTTATAATATCGGCGATGTTGTAAGATATACTTCATCATCTTATGTGATGATTAAAGACAGACAACAAAATGTTACTCCTGGTACAGACGGTGCAGTATGGCAATTAATTGCTCAAGGTGATACAGGCGCAGTCTTGAATACTAGAGGTGATATAATTGTACAAGACGCTGCTCAAGCGTCAAGATTACCAATAGGTGTTTCAGGTGGTGTTCTAACTACAGACGGCACGGATCCAGTTTGGTCAAACGCTGAAGGTAAAAATGTTCACTATGTTGCAAACTCTGGTTCAGACAGTAATCCTGGTACTCAGTATTTACCATTCAAAACAGTTTATTATGCATTATCACAAGCAACTTCAGGAGATGTTGTTGACTTTGATACGATTACAGGCGGTACAGGTGGTACTCCAGGCACTTACGATATTGAACAAACAAGTTCAGACGGTACAGGAACAGGAACAGCCGCAAGAGTTATTTTAGATGGTTCATCAACACCAACAGTTACAATTACAAATGGCGGTTCAGGTCACGCAGCTGGTAATGTAATAACATTTGCTAACATTGCTTCAGACGGTAGTACAGTTCAATTGGCTGGCGCTTCATCAATTACAATAACAGTAGTTTCTGCTTCTATCGGTGATGTTGTTTACATTAAAAATGGTGTTTATAGAGAAACTTTACCTATTAGAGTTGCTGCTGGTGTTACAGTACAAGGTGAGAGTTTAAGAGGAACAGAAATTAGACCTAACACAGGTACTGGTCATCAAGTTAAAACAATTACAATTACCTCAGGTGGTACAGGTGGTACTCCAGGAACATACAATTATATTCACGGTACTTCAACATCAGGAAGCGCTACAGCATCCACATTTGTTGCAAATATAGTATGTGATGGTTCTTCAACACCTACAGTTACAATTTATCATGGTGGTGCAGGTTTCGTTGTAAGTGATACCATTACCATTGAGGGTGCAACAATAGGTAATTCTTCAGATTTAGTATTAACAGTTGCTTCATTAGAAGACAATAACGCTTCTAACATGTTCTTAGTAAATAACCAAACAAACATTGTTCAAATGTCAATGAAAGGTTTAACAGGAACACCAGGTGCTGGTGCAACTGGTAAAGCTGCTGTTGTATCATTAGACCCTAGTGGTTCGATTACAACTGCTTCACCGTATATTCAAAACTGTTCATCTGTAAGTGCAAATGCAACAGGTGTTCAAATTGACGGACTATTACATAGTTCAGGTAATAAATCTATTTTATGTAATGACTATACACAAATTAACTCAGATGGTATTGGTGTTCATGCACTAGGTGGTGGTCGTGGTGAAATGGTTTCAGTCTTTACTTACTACAATGATAAATCATTCTATGCAGAATCAGGTGGATTTATTAGAGGTCTAAACTGTTCATCTGGTTATGGTGAATATGGTGCAGAGGCAGATGGAACATTAGCCTCAGAAACAGCAGTATCAGTTACAGCTCGTGGTTTAATGTTAAAATATGCAACTGCTGGATTTATTGGCGCTGCTACAGAAAGTGATGTTGCAGATACAGTTTCAACCTCAGGAACACCAACAGCTGCGGCTATCGTAGGTGACACTTCAGGTGCAACTGCTACAATTTCAAGAATTAACATATCACTAGACCATTTACATATTGAAAATATTACAGGTAACTTTACACAAGGTGAAGTTTGTACAATTACAAAAGATGATAGCTCAACTTATCAATTAACACTAGACGCTTCATTCGGAGATAGTTCAGCTGCTCAAACAGGTCAAGAAGGACCTCTTATTAGAGTAGACGGTTCAGCATTAAGTTCAGCAACTGTTATTAGAACGGGTGCTAATGTAGTATTTGCTGGCGATACATCAAAATATTACAGAGTATCAGCAGTATCAGAAACAAACACAAGTAATGAAACAGCATTAATTCGATTAACAGAAAGTGTTACAACAGGCAGAGCAATTGCAGACAACGAAGCAGGTTCTGTTACAATAGGTTTCTCAAATGTTCGTTTAACTGGACATGACTTCCTAAACATTGGTACAGGTGACTTTACAACAAGTAACTATCCAGGTGTTGAAACTCAACCAGCTAATCAAGAAAGAGAAGTTACTGAAACAGCTGGTGGTCGTGTTTACTTCTCATCTACTGACCAAGATGGTGACTTTAGAATTGGTGATTTATTCAGAATTGAACAGGCGACAGGTGTTGCAACACTAAACGCAGACGCCTTTGACCTTTCAGGTCTATCACAGTTACAACTTGGTTCTATTGGTGCTGAGTTAGGTGCAACAATTAACGAATTTAGTACAGACGAAACATTATCTAATGATAGTAACTCAGCAGTTCCAACAGAAAGAGCTGTTAAGGGTCATCTAACAAGAGATAAAATGGGAACAGGACATCTTGTTCCACCAACAGGTACAACTGCTGAAAGACCAACTGGTGGCAATTTATATACAGGTGGTCTAAGATATAACTCAACTCTAGTAACATGGGAAGGTTACAACGGTAGTGCTTGGACAGGTCTAGGTGGTGGTAATCCATGGGCTTCAACAAGTACAGATATTACAATAGCTGCTAATGATAGATACTTTGTAGATACTTCAGGTGCAGCCAGAACAATTACATTACCTGCTTCTCCACAAACAGGAGACCAAGTTTCATTACTTGATTTAGCAAGTACATTTGATACAAACAATTTAACAATTGGTAGAAACAGTTTAAAAATTAATGGTGCAACAGCTGATTTAGTAGTTGATGTAGAAGACGCAGCTATTCAGTTAGTTTATACTGGTGCGACATACGGTTGGAAACTAACAAACAATAATTAAGAGTAATTTAAAAAGGGTATAAATAGTAGTATGGCAAACATTAGAGATATTACAGGTAAAAATCGAGAGTTCACAGGAACAGATAGTGTTAAATTACCTAATGGAACAACTGGCGAGAGAGTTGCAAGTGGTGAAGGCGATAAAGGTAAATTGAGATATAACTCAACAACCAATCTTGCTGAATATTATAACGGTACAGATTGGAAACCTATTGACTCGCCTCCTACAATTACAACAATCGCCTTAGATGGCGGAGGAACAACAACAGCTGTTACCGTTGATAACGAGGCTGGAGGTGACGCTTCACTTGTAATTAACGGTTCTCTTTTTGACACTACAGCAGGAACGGTAGTTTTTGAAGCTACATCTGGTTCAGATGTTAGTATGCAATCAACCACAAGAACAAGTGCTAACCAATTTACAGTAACATTTACAAGAACAGATTTAACAACCGCTGGTTCTCCTTATGCGCTAAAACTTACAAACGGTTCAGGTCTTGCTACTACTTTAGCAGCTGCTGTGCTTTCTGACGAATCAGCGCCAGTATTTGCTCAATCAGCTGGAAGTTTAGGAAGTGTTTTTGATGGTGTTGCACTTTCAGGTTCGGGTTTTGACGGTACTGCTACAGATTCAGACGGCGATACAATCACATTTTCTATAAGTGCTGGTGCTTTACCAAGTGGGTTATCACTTAATACTTCAACAGGTAGAATTACAGGAACACCAAGTGGTAATGCTGATAGCACTTTTACCTTTACAGTTTCAGCTGCTACAACACCTGCTACATCTACTAGAGAGTTTACAATTACGCAAGCTGCTTTACCTTCAGGTGGAACAATTGGCACATATTCAGGATACAGGTCTCATAAATTTACATCATCAGGAACATGGACTAATTCAGGCGGATACACTTCATCTGTTGATTATATACTAGTTGCCGGTGGTGGCGGAGGAGGAACAGACAACTCTGGTGGCGGTGGTGCCGGAGGAATGTTAGTAACAACAAGCCAGTCAGTAACAGCAACAACTTACCCTATTACAATTGGTGCTGGTGGCGCCGGCGCTTCTAACACCGGTGGTGATTCTGGTCCTTACGCAGTCAACGGGTCAAACTCAACAGCATTTGGTGCAACTGCTATAGGTGGTGGCGGAGGCGGCTCAGCTGGAGGTTATAACGGCCAACCAGGTGGTTCAGGTGGAGGAGGATCCGGTGAAGGTGCAAATGGTAATGGCGCTCCAGGAACAGCAGGACAAGGCAGCGCTGGAGGAAATCACTCAGCAAACGGCGGCGGTGGCGGCGGCGGAAAAGGTGGTGCCGGTACTACCGGCGGTAGTAACTTAGGAGGTGCCGGCGGCCCTGGACTAGAGAATGCTTACGAAACAGGTTCAAATCAATTTTACGCTGCTGGAGGACACGGCGGTAATGAAAACGGAATTTATACCCAACCAGGTAGACCATCAGGTATCGGTGGTCAAACAGGAAATCCTTCAACACAAGGTGTAGACGGCACAGGTTCAGGTGGTGGTGCAGGAGTAAATCCAGGCAGTATCGGTTCTCGTGGTGGAAACGGCATTTGTGTAATCAGATATGCAACATAGGATAATTAAATGAAAAAATACGCAAAAGTCCTAGAAGGCAAAGTAAAAGAAGTATTAGTAACAGAGGATAATTTCTTTGATACATTTGTTGATAGTTCTCCAGGAACATGGTTAGAATGTTCACATACAGATGATGATACTATGATTAGAAAACATGCGCCAGGTGTTGGTTATAATTACGATACTGACGCAGACGCTTTTTATGAACCACAACCATATCCTAGTTGGACACTAAATACTACTACTTTTAAATGGGAATCTCCTGTTGCAAGACCAGCTGAAGCTGAAGTACAAGATGGTGTTGGTCATACAAAAAAGTATAAGTGGGATGAAGAAAACACTCAATGGGTGTTTCAAAGAAATTATAGTAGATAAAACTAATTTTTAGTTTTGTTATATTATTGAAAGGTGATAAATGAGTAATTTAGATTATAAAGTATATGATGATGTAGTAACCAAAGAACACTCAACAGAAATTCTAAAAGTTTTACAATCTCCAAGCTTTCCTTGGTTTTTAAGTGCTGGTTTTTACACAGCTAAAAAAGAAGACATAGTAACTGCTAGTAAAAACCATAAAAATATAAAAGAGTATCTTCAATTTGTACACACATTTTATGTTGAGAAAAAAACACCTGGCGATTTAATTGATACAAAAATAAATTCTTCATATGTCAAGGTATCTAATGACATTGTAAATGCATTTATGCATAAAATAGGTTTAGAAACCGTAAATATTTTAAGATGTAAAGCAAACTTTCAAACACAACACGCTAACAACGATTTATCTTTTTACAATACACCTCATAGAGATTTTGATATTCCTCATAAAGTTCTATTGTATTATGTTAATGATAGTGATGGTGATACAATTTTGTTTGATGAAAATGAAAATGAATATGCAAGAATAACACCAAAACAAGGTAGAATGTTATATTTTAATGGAAAAACCTTACATGCAGGAAGTCATCCTTCTAAATCAGAATGTCGTATAGTTATAAATTACGACTTAGCTGATAAAGGTATAGCGCCCATTGTGAATAAATAAATATAGGTAATATTATGATAAATGATTTTATAGCAGTTTTTGACAATGCTCTGACAGAAAAACATTGTAAAGATTTAATTCAGATTTATAAAGATTTTGAAAGATTAAATAAAACGGTCAGCCGTGCTGATTTAGGCAATAATAAATTACATCAAGATAATAATTTAATTTTTGCTAGTAGTCGTAGTCGTGTAAATGATGATGTTTATTTTGAAATACTACAACCAGCCATAGAACATTTTACACATATATTTTGGGAAAAATATAAAGAATACTCTAGTAAATATGGTATTCTTAATCATGTAGCAACTCATAAATTTTATGATAGTATAAAAATTCAAAAAACTAAACCATCAGAGGGGTACCATGAATGGCATTGTGAACATGATAATAGAAAAAATGGCTCAAGAGTTTTATTAGTCATGGTTTATTTGAATGATGTCGAAGAAGGTGGTGAAACAGAGTTTCTTTATCAATCTAAAAGAGTTAAACCAAAACAAGGTACAATGGTTATTTGTCCTTCTGGATTTACTCATACTCATAGAGGTAATCCACCATTAAAAGGTGAAAAATATATGATTAATGGGTGGGCTGAATATGACTCATAATCAGGTTAATATTTTTTCAACACCAATTGTTATTGAAAACAATATACATGAGATAGATAATTTAGAATTAAATCATTTAAAATCTTTACCATTAAGAAATGCACAATATAATAATTTATCTAAAGATAGTTTTATTTTAAATAATAATAGTTTATCTAAAATTGCAAATAAAATTGATGGTTATGTTCAAAATTATATTGATAGTATTTTAGAAATAGATAATCAAATTACTAGAACACAAAGTTGGATTGCAGTAAATAAAAAAGGTCAAAAACATCATGCACATGAACATCCTAATACATTTGTTTCGGCTGTGTATTATCCAGTCTGTAGTTCAGGTGAATTAGTCATACAAAAACAACAATCTATAATTCAAGAAAAATACTTTTTTCATTTTGGTATTAAAAGATTTAATCCAGCAAACTCTAAAACATATTCAATAAAAGTTAAATCAGGAGATTTAGTAATATTTCCTGGTTGGTTAACTCATTATTGTACAGAAAACAATGACGACTCAGATAGAATAGCCTTAGGTGTAAATTACTTCTTAAAAGGTAAATTTGGTTCTGAGGATACAGTCGATTTAATTGAGATTTAAACACAGATGAATTATTACAATTATTACTATTTTAAAAGCCTTTTTAATGATGAATTTTGCGATAATATTATCGACATAGGATTAAAAGAGATTGAGTTTCGTAAAAGTAAAAACGAATCAACGACTGCTGAAACATTAGGTAAACATTTAACTAAAAAAGAAAGTGATAGTAGACAAGCGTTAAATGATAAAACATTTGAAGATTTAGATGTATCTCTTGATAATGAAGCTGGTGATAGTGATACTTATATTAGAGATAGTGAGATAGCATGGTTAAAAAATCAATTTATATACGATATGGTTTTTCCTAAAGTAAATGAAGCAAGTGAAAAAGCTGGTTGGCATTATGAGGTAGATTGGGCAGAAGCCTGTCAATTTACTAAATATGGTTTAAATCAATTTTATGGGTGGCATTTAGACGGTCAAGGCGACCACATTAATTCATATTCGAAAGACAAAGATAGAAATAAAAAGATTTGGGGATTAGATAATACTCAATTAACTGTAGATGATGAATGGGAAAATAAAGTTAGAAAATTAAGTGTTACTATAAACTTATCACATGATAAATCTTATGAAGGTGGTAATTTAAAATTTGATTTAGGTCCACATCAACCTAAAAATAAAAGATATATTGAATGTACAGAAATAAGACCTAGAGGTTCAATGATAGTGTTTCCCTCATTTAATTATCATCAAGTTACACCTGTTACTAAAGGCACAAGATATTCTTTAGTAATGTGGTTTTTAGGAAGGCCATTTAAATAATGAACATTAATATGGAAGAATCAGATTTAAAAACACCAGAGTTTATAGGTGCTTATCAAATTTCAGAGTATATATGTGATGAGTTAGTTTCATACTTTGATAAAAATGAAAGAGTGGCTAATGAGGGATTGTTTATGTATAATGAAGGCGAATCAAAAGTTGACCATAGTTGGAAACAATCTAAAGATTTAAGAGTTGGACAAAATGAACATCACTTTCCTATATGGGATTATCGTCAATATCTTACCTTATCTTTAAGAAGATATATGAGTGTCTATCAAGAAATATATGACTTAGCTGCCTTTAATATTAATGAAGATTATATAATACAAAAATATCCTATAGGTGGCGGTTTTAAACAATGGCATTTTGAAAGAACATCTAATGTTAATATAGGAAGACATTTGGTTTTTATGACATATTTAAATGATGTAGAAGACGGTGGCACACATTTTAAATATCAAGATTTTTTATGCCCAGCTAAAAAAGGACTTACATTAATTTGGCCTGCTGATTGGACATTTACTCATAAAGGTCAAGTTAGTAACACAAAAGAAAAATATATAATTACAGGATGGTATAGTTCAAATGCTTGATATAAAAGAATTAACAATGGAACACCACAAGAATGCTGAGAGGCAAGACTTTGTGAGAATATTAATGTCTGGTGAAATAGACCATAAACTATATGCAACATACTTGTACAATCAATTACAATGTTATGCTGTATTAGAAAAGTATGGCTTACACAACTCACTATTCAGAGATACACCAAATCTATTAAGAGCTGAACATATATTATATGATTTCAAATCTTTTGAAATAGACACACCAGAAATTACACAAAGTACAAAAGACTATATAGAACACATTGAATCAATACAAGATGAGGCAATGAAACTATATGCTCATATATATGTTAGACACATGGGTGATTTGGCAGGTGGTCAAATGATACGAAGAAAAACGCCTGGTCCAAACAGATACTACAAGTTTAAAGATAAAGAAGTAGGTGACTATAGAAGAATAGTCAAAGAAACAATTAACACATACTTAAATGTATATGAACATTCAGTTGTACCTGAAGCAATGTTTTGTTTTGAAAGTGCGACAAAACTATTTAAAGAAATGAAGGAGCTCCATGATTTGGGAAAG